GTTGCAGAGAAACAGTCGCGGACCAGTATAGGCACTGGTCGCGATCACATCCGAGACCCCCTGTTTGAAGGCTGCTGTATTTCGGGCCGCGGCCCTAATACAATAGAAACTCGGACGAGTTTTAATTAATTAAGGCCAAACTTTAGACCCGGACTACACCCAACTAACAAGATAGGACTGGGGGGGGACCAATTGACACACACAAACCTATAAACATGTGCGCCCTTCCCTTTTCAGTTTTAATTAAAAGAACTTCGTGAAGCGGCAACTTCACTAGATACATCTTTCATAGGGAAAACTGAAATGAACCCTTGAAATGAGGTATCATCCGCAGCGGCGCGGAAAATATTATGTAATTGATAGCCTGCTTTAGGAGTGATAACACTTGCCGTACCTAAAGCTAAATTAAATTGCACATAACTACTACTTGCAGAAGAAGTAGCAGTGCCCTGGTAAGCATATGCAGTGGCTCCGGAATCTTGTGCTGTCATCACATCAATAACCGCTCTACCAAAACAGGTAGTATATTGAGGGACTTCCACCGTAACGATGTCATTTTTATCAATTTCTTGAATTACATCAGCATGATTGATTCCGATAGCAGTGAAATCAGTTCCACTAGCCGAATTTACCAGAATAGCCGAAGCAGTACCAGGATAGGCTGAATTCTGGAACGACACTCTCATTGGTGCCGTATGTGCAGTAGTTGCTAGGTAACCTCGACCAACAACATCTCTTAATCTTACACCCCCTCGCCAAATGGCATAACAGGAAGCTATATTCGTAAGCATATCCGCGTGATAATAATTCACAGGAGTAGTTTGTGCTACGATAGGGAGCGCATCAGCTAAAATACTGACACTGGGTGAATTCATCAAAAGAGTATTAGTCAAAGCAGTAACACTAGGTCTTATCTGCGTAAATCGTTTTAATAAAGCTCTATAATTAGAAACTTTGTCTCCTATAGCAGTCGAGGAAGCCACAATTGGGTCAGCCTTAACCGCAGAGCCACCAATAGTACCGCTCATGATACGGTTCGTATTGGGCATACCGGACTGAGCCGAAAAAGAAGTAGGAGTATAGTTAAAAGCCTTAGGCATAGCAACTTCAAAGTCATCTCCTCCCGCAATCTCTAAAAGAATAGTAACTGTGTCAGAAACAGTAGCGGGAGCCACAAGAGGATCAACGACATCAATAGATAAAGTCCCAATTCCATTAGCCATACTAGCATTACAGAATGCATGGCGAGAAATGTAAGGAACAATAACTTCCACTTCGTTCGTGTCCCTAATGTCAACAATCCATCTGTGAACATATTGAGGACCACCAGTATACTGAGTAGTAGTAGTTGTTGGATAAAATTGAATAGAAAGTCTTCCAGAGTGAAACTCAGTTTTGACAAATTTAAGACGAAACTTCAAAGAGCCTCGCCATCCTCTAAACATTTCAGCAACAAAAGCAACTGGTTGAAAGTGTGTCGCTCCACCAAGTGGTAAAGCTTTATAAGGGGAAACAACCTCAGTAAAGAGATTGCCTACTGCTGCAGCAGTCGTCCAGGTCTTGGTATCAAACCAAGCATACTTCCTAACGATGAAGGAAAAATCCATTTCATCATAATCAGTACCTGAAAGACCGACAATCGAGCTCACTCCAGGACGACTGATAAAAGCAAGAGATCTTGCATCACTATCACCGTCTACCTGAGAATGAGCAGCTGCACTTAAAGGAGTAAACTTAGTAAGTGAATCTCCTTGAGTTGGTTTAGAAAAACCAAAAAGGGCAGCAGTCCTAGAAAGTCTGTCAGTCACCCAAGTAATGGGAGCCGCATAAGTAGAAAGTAAAGGAATTTTCTCAAATTCTTTAAAACCACGAGATACGGCTCTCAAGGGACCTGAAAGAACACCGTTAGCCTTATTAACTACCTCGCGATCTGGTAAACCAGATTGCGCAGCAGCTGCACCAATAAGCTCAACATCTTCAAGAGAGATGTAAACTGTGTATGAAGCAGTTGTAGAGCCAGAGACAGCGACAAGAGGAGCATAAGGATAAATGCTAAGATAGCCCAAAGAGTTAGTAGAAACTCCAGACACAACATCATTAAGTCCCCAAAAGTTATATACACTTTGAAAGGGAATAGCTAACTCAGCAGTGGTATCTTTATTCAAATCCAGCTCAACATGATCAACAGTCGTCCGTTGGACAATAGAACCCATATGGGAACTATTAAAAAGTGCCTGTTTCAAACTTGATACTGTGGGAGCAGCTCCGGCAAAAGGAACCCATCCCATCATATATCGACCTTGTTGGAAACGATTGGCATTCACGACTAATTTAAGACGCATCGTGAAACGTGCACCGAAATAGCCCGCAAGTTTCTTGGCCCAAAGTTCTCCTTGAGCTACTTGAAAGGCCCGAAAAGGTAAATCATCAAATACAAACAAAGAATAAGTATCGGTGGTAGAAAAATTACCACTACGTAATACGATTGGTTTGGCCAAGAAGTCAATAATTGATTGCTCACTGACCATCGTGTCTGAGATTCGAAAATACAAATCATTAATCGATACGTTATGACTTTCATCACGAGCAACGGCAGAACCATCATCAATAAATTGAGTGGTTGCCATTTCGGTAGTGGGACCCGAGGCACTCTCAACAGAGGTGTCTTGGGGAGTTGTGACCTTATTGTATGGGACAGAGGTCGACATAGTATTTCCCAAATTACTATGTAAAATAGTTGTAGAGTCGTCTACGCTACCCATATTAGCAGATATATTAGAATTATTATTAGCAGTTCATTAAATAGCACAGGACTGGCGAACAAACCAGTTACTGTGTTTGAATCATGATTCCATTAGGGAGTGGGAACGCCACACCTGGATCAATTCCTAAATAGGACCAGGTAATCCATATACAAGCTCTGGCCCGCTACATAGATTCAAAATTTGCAGTGAGTTGGGTATTCAGGTATATGGTTGGTGTCTCCACCATTTTAGTATGATCTCGTAAGTAACAACGCTCATACCAGACGCGAACCTTTTAACGACTTGTTTGGTCGTTGTTTCATTTAGAAAACACTGTCAAGTGATAATACGCGTTCTAGGTTTATCCTATAATCATCCACGTACATCACATCAGGCTTTGCCTGTAGCTCAGTGTTAGCCAACTCAATAAGAATAGAGGACCAACTCTCAAACACATCCCTACCATGTAAAGCTAATTCACGCAAGGCGTTATTAACGTTATTGGCAGTAATTGTGTCTGGAGAGGAAAAGACATCACAGTCTCTCTTGGTCCAATTCAACATATTCACAATAGAATCTATTTGGATTGGTGCAATCCATCTATTAACACCATTGCCTCTGTGAAAGACAAAAGAACGTTTCAAGAAATCAATCTCAGTAATTCTTCGCCATTCAGCAGTAGCAACTCCTTTAGACTCCGTCGTGTAGATCATACCTATTTCTGTCATATAATCAGAGAGTTGCAGTTCATTGAACTTATCTCTGAACTTCCTATGAACAGTATAGGCACTATCATCACCTAACGCTATGACATAAACATTATCATTGAAATCACAGATATCAAGTCCAGCTCGCGCCCAACTTAATCTGTAATTCAACTGATTATAAATGGTATTTATCATAGCTGTCATACCATTGCCACTCGGTAGTGAAGAAAACCACTCATAGAAGAACTTACCATACACATGTTTAGAATTAGTAATCTCAGACCACAAAAGTTGTCTGATAACATTATCATTAGCATGTGTAGGACCGTACCAAGCATTGATAATGCCCAGTACTGATTCTAAAACTTGTGGTTGTTCTCGACAATCGAATTTGGAATAATCACCAGCTCCAATACAAAGTTCATCAGACGAGTCTGAAAACTTTAATAAATTCCTAGCCAGCATATCCCAATCTTCAGAGTAACAATTCACACCTATAGCCGAACCAACTTCTATATTAGCTCCGAAAAAGTTATCCATAAAAGCCCCGTAATACATACGAGTAACAAGAAGTAGAGTAAAAGGACAAGCAGAAAATAACCTCGTCTTACCCTCAAGCACTTTCTCATAACTTCTAACTTCATCTTTGAGACAATCAGTGTAAGCCCAAAAAGGGCGCTCTCGATTCTGAATTTTATCGAGAATTTCTTGGACTTGCACCTTTATCTTAGAAAAATACATTGACGCATCCTCCTCATTACCATGAGATCTCGCATCAAAATACAATTTCTTGAGATTCTCAACTCCGCTAACATTCATCGGAAAACCTGGACTTGTACTAGGAGCGATCGTCTTAACATTCTCACCAAACGAGCCGATAGCTTCTTCCAAGGGAATTACTTTACGCTCTCCAACACTCATGCGAGTAGCACGAACAATCAATTCCATATAAGAGGCTTCAGACATAGCTAAATCTCTCTCGCTGATTGGAGTAGGTGGTACTACATAATTATTAAGAGCCTGCTCTGAAGGTGATATAATTAGACCATCCTTCCCTTCCTCATAAAACTGCTTAGGAACCGTCTCAGGACCATAAATAAAATCGCGTAATTTACACGGTAAGGTTTTAACATTAGCATATTCACCTGGTAATTTACCATGTAATTTCGATTTAATTATGTTACTCCTAACATTT